CCCCGCCGTGCCGGCGGTTGGCGACGGTGTTCCTGGACAGCGGCCGCCAGCGGTCCGGGCGTCCGCGCTCTCGGAAGTTTCTGAGAACGGACCGCACGCCGACAACCGCCATCCTCCGGAGGGGCGGGCGCTTGCCGGCCGCGAAGATCGCCGCCAGCAGGTCCTTGACAGCCTGGCTATTGACCTCAATATCGCCAGCCATCCGTCACTCCAAATTCACGCCCCAGGTTTCCTCTGGCCCCATCCCGAAGGCTGGAGCGTTCTCATCCGACACCTTCACCTGGCAGTTGGCCTCGTCCACGCTCTCCTGCTCTCGGACTTCCTGGGACAGCAGGCCCGGGTTGGCCAGGATCCGCTCCAGGTCATCCTCCGCCTGCTTCAACAGGCTGGCCGCGTAGGCGGACGGGTCGAGACTGTGCTGAGCATAGTACGCTTGCAGCAGGAACCCCGCGGCCATCCGGGCGGAAATGCTCTGGATCAACTGGTCCGGGGCAGCAAACGGAACCTCGAACAGCGTCCGGAGCCTGGCGTCAATCCGGCCGTCCGCCTCCGCGATGTACCCCGCGAAGTTCGCGGCGTCCGGCGCCTGGAGCGCGTACAGCTTGACATCATTCTCCGTGCTGTAGGCCATGTCCTACCCCTCGGCGTTCGAGTCCTCTGCCCCCGGCGTGGGGGGCTCCGCCGGCTCCGGCGCGGCGGCGCTCGAGCGGGGCCCCGGCTTGCCGGCCGGCGGCTTCACGGTCAACCCGCGCTTGTCCCACTCCCGCGCCAGCGTGGCCGGGATCGTCACGACCTGGCCCGCGTTCGGGTGGGGCGGCATGCCCTCGGCCGTCACGTTGAGGGCCAGGGTGCGCTCCACCAGTTTCTCGCCCGCCATGTCCCCTCTCTTTCCGGAGGGGCGCAGGACCGCAGGCCCACGCCCCTCCCCGTAAGGAACCCATCAGCACCGCCCGAGCCCGAAGGCTCGGGGTCCTCTCGCTACCAGAGCGTGGCCGCGAAGACGCGGCTCGGCTGAGTCAGCCCGCAGATGCCGGTCAGAGTCTCCAGGACCCAACGGCCAGCGGGATCCTCGTCCTCCCACGACTTCGCGAACTTGCCGATGTGGCCCTCCGGCGCCTTGCTGTCCACCGCCGGGCCGTGCACGGTCTGGCCGACCGCCCCCGGGCACTTGAGGATCGCCATGTTGCCGGCGGTCCCGTTCGTGCTCAGGAAGTACTTGAACGCGGCGGAGCCGTCCAGGTAGCCGTTGTCCTGAACGTGCACGTCCATGTCGCACAGACGGAGCACGGTGCCCGTCTCCCGGTACTTGTCCTTGGTGATCTCGGACATCATGGCCAGAGCCTTGGTGCTCTGGAAGATGTACTTGATCGCCACGGTGGACAGGTAGATGTCCGTGGGATCCTCCCCGCACGCCTTCCGCAGGGCTTCCTTCCACGTCAGGATGTCATCGATCGGCGTGGACGTGGCGATCGTGCTCCAGGTGACGCCGGCGGTGGCCGTGTTGGTCAGCCCGAAGTCGTAGGCCATCGAAACGCCGTCGATGGTGATCGTGAAGGCGCCGGTGGTGAGCAGCTTCCAGCGCAGGTACTCCAGGGTGCGCTCCACGATCCCGTCCAGGTCGCTGAGCTCTCGGGCCACCGCCCGCATGGCCGGCTCCGGGGCCTTCTGGCCCGCACCGTCGAACCAGCGCAGCAGGGACTCCCGGAGCGCCTTCTTCTCGCGCATCACCGCCAGCTTGACCAGCTTGCGGGTCTTCGGGGTGACGGCGACCACGCCGGCCGGTCCGTCCGGGTTCCGGAACGGCGCGATCGTCCGGCTCCCCCCGACCACGTCGAACTCGAAGCTGTCGGAAATGGTCTGCTCCACGGGGAACAGCGGGGCCGCCATGTGCGCGACCTCCGGCTTGAACTCCTGGACCATCGCCGTCAGCGTGCCGTTCTTCGGGAAATCGGGCACGGTTGACACCTCCCGTTGAAGCGCCTCTCAGCGCCAGGTTACGAACAGCCGTCAGCCTCCGGGCTTCCCGCGGCCTGGTCCTAGATGAACCAGATCCGCGCGGCGGTGGTCTGCAGGTCGGTCTTCGCCGCCGCGTCGTAGCCGATCAGGTAGGTGGGATCCACCACCCCGATCAACAGGACGTGGCCCGCGTGGTCGGTGGCGCTGGCGGCCGGGTCGCCGTCCTTGAGATCGACCTGATCGATCAAGATGGCATAGGCCACCTCGGTCCCGTCGCTGGCCGCGTTGTTGTACTGCGCCAGCTTGCCGGAGGCCGTGACCTTGCCGAGCACCAGGGCCGCCCGCAAGATGTGCGTCTGCCCGGTGTTCCCGCTGTCCACGGCCGTCGAGACGATGGTCATGGGAGCGGTCAAGCCCACTTCCCGGAGGAAAGGCTTGTCCGCCCGACTGAAAGTCGTGACGCCGCCCATCGGTCCCTCTCTTTCTCAGGGCTCCCGTGCGGGACGCCCGGTTACTTGCCCTCGTTGAGCGCCCGGACCGCCTTGCGGCCGGCCTCCGCCTCGGCGTCCGACTCCGGGTCCCCGCTCTCGGGAGCGGTCCCGGTGGGCGCCTTCTCGGAGAACTCCAGGACCTTGCCGGACTTCTCCAGCATGTCCCGGAAGGCGCCGAACGCCTTGTTGTCCTCGCCCGTGGAGAACTGCCCGGCCTGGAGGATCCCCAAGCCGACGTTCACCGTGGACTCCCGGTTCTTGGGCAGCAGCCGGCCGCCGCTGATCGCCGCGTCCACCAGACGCTCGACCTCGGCCTTCCCCGCCGCCTGGGAGAAGCCGGACACCTTGGCGGCGAGTCCCGCGTTGGCGTCCTCCAGTTCCTTGACCCGGGCGTTGGCCTTCTTCAAGTCCTCCCGGGCCTGCTCCAGTTCCGTCATGCCATCCTCCCCTCTCATCGTGAACAGGTGGACCTCCGCCCCGCCTTGAGCCAGGTAGGCGCCGAGATCCGCCAAGCCCTTCACCGCCGGCAACGCGGCGCCCAAGACAGCGACATGGTTCAACACCATCGGCCACGTCTTGCCGCCGTGCTGCCAATCGAACCACAGCCCCGCGCTCACCGATCGGTAGAGGCCCTTATCAAAGGCCGCTTCCACGATGGCCGGGACATCCGTGAACAGGGCCAGCAGCTTCCCGCCCACGGCTTTCAACTTGCCGGCCCACCCTACGGACGGGGCCAGCGTGAAGTCATGCCCACCGAGGCGCAACGGGACGCGCAGCACGTCCTTGGTCGCGTTGAACGCCTCCACGATCGCCTCCAGGTCCCCGGCGGAGAACGTCCGGGTGGTGCCGTTGCTGTCCGTCCAGGTGCCGGCGCCGAAGATCTCCACCCAACGCCCGGCTTCCTCCGCGGCCGTGAACCTGGCGCCGGCGGCCAGCGCCAGCAACTCGTCCGCGGCCCCGAAGATGTCCATTTCCCCTTGCTTGGCCGCCTGGACCCGCACGTTCCGCAGCGCCTCGAGGATCACCTTGGGGCTCGGCCCGGCGAACGGCCTCATGACCGGATAGGCGTAGGCGTCCCGACCGATCGCCCCGTCCTGGACGCCCAAGAACAGGCGCCCATAGGCGGACCAGTCCTCGGAGTCCCCGATGATGCTCCGGATCTCGTAATCGTCCAAGGGGAACCAGATTGCGTCCTCGGTCCCGCCCTGGAGGATCAACGTCCTGGCCGCGTCCACGGCCGGCTGATTCAACTTGAACGGCATGGCGGCCTCCTCAGCCGTTATAGTTCAGGTCGATCTCCGGATCCAAGATGTCCGGTTGCGTCCAGTAGAGCGTGGTCGGATACCAGCCCTCGACGTATCCCGCAACATCCGGAATACAGTCCAGCCAGTAGTCCAGCCGGTAATACTCCCCGATCGTCAGCCCCGTGACCAGGATCCCGGAAGCGTAGGACGTGCCGGCGCTCCCCGGGTAGAAACTGGACTCGCTGATAAGGGTTTCATCCGAAACCCGGACCACGCCGTACTTGACTTTCCCGGTCGGCGTCCACACGGAGTCATAGACGTAGATCCGGAGCGTCCCCGGGCTTGCCGAGAGTCGGCAGGCCAGCAAGCGGGGCGCGCTGGGCGCCTTGAGGACGCCTTGCACCGCCAAGAGGGGGATTGCCACCCCCACGCCGATCACGTCCAGACCTCAAGATAGGGCCTTGTGCTTGCGTCACTTCGCCCAGAGTTGTCCCAGGTGGACGTTACCTCTCCGCTGGGCGCATAACCGAACATCCAGAACCCACCTTCCGGGGCCCCATATGCCCAGGACAGGACCGCGTTGAGCACGTCGAAGACGTACCAGGAGCCGGCGGCGGCCTCCCCCTGGTAGGTGGCCACGGGGCCGAAATCCCCCTCTGCAGCGAAGCCGGACAGCGGACTGGACCAGGCGGTGACGGTGGACACCCGCGCATAGTTCAGGCTGGCGTCATTGCTGGCCGCGGCCCCAACCCATTCGGCCAGGACCGCGCTCTGCACGGCCCCCATCACCGCGAAGTACCCCGGCGGCCCCCAGGTCCCGCCGCTCAAGCTGTGCAGGTGCAGCCGCGCCTTGGTCGGGAACAGGCCGGTCAATGACGGCTTCACGTTGAAGAACTCAAGCCAGGCTTGTTCCTGCCCCCCGCTCCCGTCGATCGGGAGCGCCCGCGCCCGGACGCGCACGCCGGCGCCAGGGGCCCCCCAGACGCCCGTGGGGTTGGCCGTATCGACATGCGCCCAGCGCATGCCGGCCGTGATGTCGTGGGCGTACCGGGCCCGGTCCACAGCGGTCGTTGAGTTGGAGAAAAGCCAGTTGGCGGGGGGACTGATCGCCCCTCCGCGAACCGCTCCCGCCGGGATGTCCAACCCAAGGCCCAGCACGTTGCCCCTCAGTACAGGTACACCAGAGCGTACCCCGAGCAGGTGATCGCCGTCTTGGTCCGGATCGGAAGCACCTGGCCGCCGGTGTAGAACTGAATGTTGCTGCCCAGCACTTCGTTGCGGACGTTGAAGGCCACGCCGTCTGCGGTCTTCGCCAGGTAGACGGCGCGGGTATAGCGCGTGGTGTCCACCGTGGTCCGGAAGTCATCGGACGGGACCATAGCGGTCAGCAGTTGCTCCGGAGACAGGTTGCCGGCCACGGCACAACCTCCCTAGATTGCAAAGCCTTGCATCGGGGCGATCCCCGGATACTCCGAGTCCGCCTGGAACTTCTCACCCGTGACGATGGCGATGAGCACGGAGCGGCACATCCAATGGTTCGGCGGGTTCAAGCCGGCCAGGCGCGGGTCATCGGCGCGGATCACTTTGCCGTCCCACTCCATGCAGAATTGGGTTGTCCGGTCATCGACGATCGCACAGTACTCGTACGCCTCGATGAACCCGCGCACGTCCTTGTGATTGTACAGGTTCCAGCGCCCGGTGTTGTAGGCTTCGCTCATGTTGGTGCGGACGATGTTCTCCAGCCTGTACGCCCGCGCTACCGCGGGATCGACCGCACCTGGGACGTTGATGTAGGGCGCGAACAGGTTGTTCAACTCCTGCTCGACCTGTGCGAACGTGGCACCGCGCCGGATCCCCTTGAGAATCGTCAGTTGGGCCTTCTCCAGCAGGTCCCGCCGGTAGACCCCGGTGATGGTGAAGGCGGCGCGGGTGTAGGACCGCAGAAGCGCCCGCTGCACGGGGATCTTCCTGGCCCACGCCTTCACGATAAGGTCCTGAGAGTACGCGGCTTCCGGATGCTCCCCATCCCAGGAGCTTGGGATCTTGCCGTGCTCCAGCGTGAAAAGCCGGCCATCCGGGAGCACCAGCAGCGCGTGGGCGTCCGTCGAGAAGTTGACGCCCATGCTGTCCCCCAGCGCCAGCTTGGTCGGGGTGCCGGCGTCCGCCAGCCCCTTCTCCACCTCGAGGCGCGCATGGTACGCCCCCAGGTGCAAAGCGTTCCCGAGAGCGGTTTCCAGGGCCGTCCGGAACTCCCCAACGCCCTTCAACTGGAGCTTGTCCACCGCCGCCTCATCGCGGTTCTCGATGATCTGGCGCCTCTGCAGCGTGGCCACCAGCCCGTCCCGCATGGAAACCACGGCGGCGG